TGACCAAAGAAGAGTTCAAAGGTTATTTAAAAGCTGCGGCTATAAAATACATTTGGAGAGAGGATCACAAAGGTAAAAACATTGAGGATCTACAGAAAGCAGTTTGGTATTTAAACCGATTAATCAAAGAACTAGAGGAGATGTAATGGATCTTAATTTCCTAGTTGGGCTTACACTATGTCTCCTCATAGTTTACGCTTTCTACAAACAAGAACCATAAAAAAAGGGGCTATATGCCCCTCTTTTTTTACCCACACTTAGAAAGGTGGGACAGCTTCTCTTGGTGGACTCATGTCAGCATCTGCTTCTGGCAAATATAATCTGATCTTAGTCTTCTTAGTATTGACCACACCATTGTCACCCTCAAACTGATCTTCAATCTGTTCAGTCTTGAGTATTAGTTTTTTACCAACAAAGTCAGAATGACTCTCTGGATACTTCTTAAAGCCAACAGCTTTCGTAAGCCTGGTGAATATCTCCGTGCTTATTCTTTTGTTGTCTTCGTTGATAGCCCATAGGTTATACCATTCGTTATGGTCTTTATACTTTCCACCATCAAGCTGAAAGGTTACTTTCAACGTATAGTTACCTGCTTTAGACTTGTACTTATCAGTAGCAATAATCTTAGCATTGTGTTCTCCGTCTGGAGCCAGAGGTGTGCCACCACTAGATGACAGTTCCTCCAGGTTATCAAAAAATTCTACATCACCGAAATCAGACATTTGCTTCTCCTATATTATCTGTTGTTAATGAAAACCCTAACTTCTCAATCAAGGCACTTATGTTAGGCTTCTCGAAATTATCAAGTTTACCACTACGGTCTTTAGCTTTGTAGCCTTGTCCGTATGCAGTTTGTAGCCATCTTGTTTGCACATTCTTACCGTCTTCATCTTGATCTTCAATGATGCGTAGTGCAAGAACTTCATCAAAGAAATATGTAATTGATTCGCCTAACTTAGTACCAACCATTTTAGGTGCGTGTCTAAGAACACCATCATCATTTACTACATCTTCTTTGCAAAGAAATAATACGTGCATATTTAGATCTCTAAATGCTCGCATTAAATTTGTTACCGACTCCTGAACATTACCGTATGCCATACGTGGATCTTTACTACGAGACTTCTCCCATACTAATAAGATCTCGCTGATCTCGGATACTGAATCCAAGACAACCGTATCGTATTGTAATGTACCAGACTTAAGAGCATTATGAAGTTCCATGACTTCACTAGCTTCTTTTACTTCTATAGCTTCAACATTGCTTGCATCTTTAATAGATAACAATCCAGCTTCAGCACTTATTACAAGAACTTTACCTGGAGCTGTTTTAGCCAGCGTTGTCTTACCCGCTCCAGCCATTCCGTACACCAAAATTTTAGCACCTTGGTTTTGCACAAGCTTTTGCGGAGACACAATTCTATTTGATAATTCCATTCTCAATCTCCTTTAATTAAAATTAACTTGCATATTATAACCATAATAGTTACTATATGTAAAATTTATTTTTAACAATTTGTCGAAAGGAGAAGTAATGGAACAAACTGATAAACAAACCCACACCTGGCAAGCCAATTATTATTTTAGAACAAAAACATTAGCAACAAGAAAACTAAAGGAATTTGAAACCATGGGAATAAAACCTAATCACACTGATAGAAAGGTTAAGAAGTATACCCTAAGAGACTACATTGAGTTTTTGGGACAGAAAGAAGCTGCAAAGCAATTTGGCTGTTCTGAGGCTTCATGCAAGTCTTGGAGGTATGGCTATCGACAACCTACAATTAACCAAGCAAAGCAAATTATAAGAGCAACTGATGGTAGATTAGATTATGAGTCTATTTATGGACCTATATCTGAGATACTAGAAACAGAAGCTTAAAGTGTTTCAGCTTAATATAACCGAGGACGACACATCCTTGGAGCAAGCACTTGCCTACTATGATGAAGGCTATAATGTTGTACCTCTGCAAAGATCCAACAAGAAACCACCATCATTTCTAGGTAGCTGGGAACAATACAAAGAAACTAGACCGTCTAGGGATCTTGTAGAGTCCTGGTTTAAAGATAGAGATAATTTACAGGTAGCACTTGTTTGCGGTAAGTTTGTGGTCGTTGATGCTGATTCACCAGAGGCTATGGATTGGGTAGAAAAGAATATGCCTCCATGTCCTTTTAAAGTTATTACCGGTAAAGGTATGCACTACTATTACAACAACCCTGAAAACTATACAACCTTTGCTACAAGAAGAACTGCTGAAACGCCTATAGAACGCTTGATAGATATAAGAGGTGTAGGTGGTCTAATCATAGCACCATGGAACAGACACGCTAACGGACAAGTATATAAGCCGGTAACCTTTGCTGATTGGAAGATTTATGATCATAACGATTTACCAGACTTTACTGAAGTTGAATTCCAAAAGATAACAGGTGTACCAAAGACTGATACTGGCGTTCAAACTGCACCATTCTCATTAGATGGTGTATTAGAGGGCTCTAGGAACGACCAGGCTGCACGTATTGCAGGCTATTTAATATCAAAGAATGTCAACTTAGAGTTCGTTAGAATCTTCTTACAAAATTGGAATATCAACAATAATCCACCTTTACCACAAGCAGAGATAGATGGAGTAGTAGAGAGCGTCAAAAATACACACGATAGAAAAAATCAGTTAGCACCATTATTTACTCAAGTTACAGAAAGCATACAAAAACCAAAAGATCTATTTAATCCTCCAGGCCTACTCAAAGATATGTTTAGGTTTTGTGAAGAGATAGCACAAGTGCCACAGCCAGAACTATCACTGGTAGGTGCATTAGCACTAGCTAGTGTTACCTGTGGACGTATCTATAGAACCAATATGAATAACTTTTCTTCTATGTATTTCATGGGTATCGCTAAGTCAGGTCAAGGTAAAGAGAATATAAAAACATTTGTAGAGTCAGTATTAAACGCATCGGATCATGAAAAGCTTGTTGTAGGTGATGGTTATACATCAAGTGGTGCTGTTCACTCGGTATTAAAGATGCGTCCTACACAAATAACCATTATGGACGAATTTGGTAAAAGATTAGAGGCTATAAGTAATTCAGGTAATACTAACAAAGAAGATGGTATACAAACGCTTATGGAAGCCTGGGGTCGTTGTCACGGCACACTAAGACCAGACAACTACTCGCTTATGAATGTGCAAGAACAATACAAGGAAATTATGATGAGCCGTGTTACACATAAACCAGCTATTACATTGGTTGGGTTATCTGTACCTAAGAATTTTTATAGTGCGTTAAATGGTGGCAGGATTGCAGACGGGTTCCTAAACCGATTTGTAGTCGTTGAATCGACAGAGCCAAGGAGGGTGGGTGAACTCAAACGATTCAAATCGCCACCAACCTCTATTGTCAACTGGGTAAACTATATCAGAAGACAAAGAGGCACTATGAGTGATCTATCAAGGGATAATGCTGAACTTGACTTAGATCAGATTGTATTAGAGTTTGACAGAGAATCTGAAGAGATTTTACAGGATTTTGCAAGAGAGATAATAAAACGACAAGATGTATTGGAAAAAGATAACCTAGAGCCTCTTCTAAGCCGTTCTAAGGAGAAAGCTATGCGTTTGTCGTTGTTATGTACTCTTGCATCTAATGCTGACGCTAAAACGATTACAGGAGACGTTACAAGGTGGGCTGTAGACTTTATAAGATATTATGACCTGTTATTTATAGAAGCTTGTAGAGATAAGGTGGCTAGTAGTGCAACTGAATCAAAGATTAAACAAGTATTATCCTTTATCAGATCCAGGAATGGCGAGGGTATATCTAAACGTGAAGTAGATAGACACGAACTATTCCGTAGCATGAAGTCTTATGAGGTGAAAGAAATCATTGAAAGACTTAAAAATGCAGGGGAGATACAAGAAGTTGAGATAAAAATAGGTGGTAAAGGAAGACCTGCTAAACGCTTTGTAGCTGTAGATCCAAACTTTTTTGCTGATTAAAGTACAGGTCTACCGGCTACCTGCTCTGCGAAATCTAACCTATCTTGCGATAAAGGATCTGTCTGTGTCTGAGGTGTTTGCACTGGAGTTATCTGTGGTAGTCCTGGTTGTGTAATGAGTGGTGCTAATACTCTTTCTCTTAGTTCCTGGAATGTTGACGCACCTTCTTGTGTAACGTCATCAATTTCATCATCTGTTATACCAATAGCTGTTTTACCAGCTTCAAAAGTATCTTCTAATATATTAGATATACCTGAGCTGATTGGCACTATTTCTCCGTCTACCATTCTTAAACCAAATTGTCTTAATGTTGTATTAAATATTTGTAATGCTTTTGCAATAGATCCTTGATCAGAACGTGACATCAACCTTACAAAAGGTGGAAAGGTTATTAGCTCTCTTGCTATTACCAAACCAGCAAGTGTTGGTATGTTTGCTAAAGGAGCAAAAACAATCGCAGCAGACAAACCAGCAGCTACAAGCCCCCCAGCTGCACCACCTCTACCAGGTTCTCCACCTGTTAAAACATCTATTTGTTGTTGTAATGCTCTTAGACCTTTTCTAGTTTCTGAGCCAAACATTGCATCAAGGGTTTCATCTCCATAAGAATCAAGTGATGTTTTAAGATTCTGGGCTTTAAATAAATCAGTGATGTTACCTTCACCATTCATGTCTATAGATTTAGCAAGTAATTTTTGCATACTTGCTTTTTGTATATCATTAAATACCGCATCATCTACTGTATTTTTAAGCTGAGTAATAACGGTTGCAGAATATGGTCTAAATATAGTATTAACAGTTTCTTCTATTGTTTTTTCTGGTAAGTCAGCTATAGCTCTAGTTTTCTGAAACTTCATTCTTTTTTCTGTAGCGTCTGCTAATCTTTTTAAAGATTCGACAAATAATGAACCTTGGTCACTAGCATTTAATCCTGTCTTAGCATTTCTTGCAGTTATATCATTAATTAAATTTCTTAATTCTTGGGGTTTTGGATTGAACCCTATTTGATTTAATTGGTTTAAAGTTGCTCTTACTTGTGGACCAGTGCTTCGTCTGGAAACAGGATCAGTAAATAAAGAATCAAATTTACCGTGTGTTTTTTCAAACTTCAGTATTTCTCTTGCAAACTGTGTAAAGTTTACATCTGTCAATTCATCTTTAGTAGACTCTCTTAATGCATCAGCAAAGAGTCTATTTTTTAAATCAGCTTTTAATTTATTTTCGTAGTAATTTGGCAGTACATTACCGTTTACATCTGTTTTTCTATAATTTTTATCTACTCTAGTGATGTAGTCATCATAGTCTCTTAGTGCTTTAAATATGTTATCAAGTTCTTCTTTTGATCCTGCAAGCAATGCATCTTTGTAAACTTCGTCTGCACCTATATAACCTTTTCCTGCATCAGCTATTAGACGCTCCATTCTTTTTGAATCGAATGGCTCCATGCGTTTAAAATGGTTAGCATTAGCTATTCGTAGTTCTTCCATTGCATCTCTTATTTGTTGACGCTCTGGTGCATTTAATCTTATTTGTTTATTGGCAAGAGCTTTTTCGACATCTTGTGATAAGTTTTCACTTAATTCGGTCAGTATGCTATCAGTATTTTTTTTACCATTAATACCTATACCATAATCATCAAACACTCTGGATACGTTAATTACTAGCTTTCTTTCATCTGATTCTCTTACTATTTCTGATAAAAACCTCTTTAAATAGTTACTGTCGTTTCTTATCATACGTAAGTCGTATTGACCAGCTTCTGCACGTTTTATTGCTTCGTCCAAAGCAGAAGCTAATTGCGTTCTTATATTGCTTTTAACTTCAATATTTGGATCTTGAATCTGTTGCATAACACCTTTTTGTGAGTCTAGATCCACCATTTTTCTAGCACGCTGTAAATGTTTTAGAACAACATTGTTTATAACTTTATTTATAACTCTTGCTTTATTTAGCTCTAATTCGCTTTTAAGGTTAATCGGATTGCCTTTAGCGTCAGCTTCAAATTCAGGTTGCCCTCTTCTGTTTATAAAATATCTTTTATTATCAGGAACAAGATTACCGTTAGCATCTTCTATTAGGTCATATCTGAAATTAATTAGTTTTTTGTCAAGTGCATGATAAGACTCACCGCTTTGCTTCATAGCTGCTTTTTGTGCTTTAGATACGGCTGATTTAAGTTCTTCACCAAAAACTTTATTTGCTGGTATGTTTCCATAATCACCAACTTCTAATATATCAGCACCAACATCATCCAATAATTTACGTAAGGATTCAGTGACTTTTTGTTCTTGCAAACGCAGATTTTGTAAAGCTTCGTTGACTTGTGCATCAAGACCTTCTTTTGAAGATAATGAAATACTTTGATTTAGTGCTTCTTTTTCATTTTTGATGTTACGTAAAACATCATCTACTGCTGATCTTAAATATTTTGTGTTAGGATCATTTCTTCTTTTGTTACCTAGAATTTGCTCTACTATGCCTTGATAAGTACCTGGTAATTTTTGTCCAAAAACTTTTCTTGATGGTAAGAAACCAGGAGAGTCTTTATAGTCAAACCTATTAATTTTACCTTGTCTTGCAGCTTTTAAAATTTGATTATCAGTAAGTGGTTTACCTGCTTCTTCATCTAGCTTTTTTACATCTGCCCAACTAAGGTTTCTTGATGCAACAAAACCTATTCTTTGATTTTCAAGAGGTGCTTGTTTTCCAAATACACTTTTAAATAAAGCACCTGGTATTTCACCAAATACACCCTGACCTACAGACCCTAATATAAATTCACCTTTAAGCATATCTTCTATCTCATCTGCGTCTTGTAATTGGAAACCCTCTTTAGCATCAAGATATTCTTCACCTGCTTTACCAGCAGAAGATGCCGCACCAGCTAAAAAAGTTCTAGCCAATCTTTGCCTGCCACCCAGTAAAGATGTAAGACCTTTTACAAGTCTTAGTTGTGGTAGAAAGGCAGCTATAGTTGTTAATACAGGACCTGTTATTCCACTCATGTCGGCAAGATCACCAGTTTTTAAATTAAACTGATTTTCATCAATAACGGTATTAAGCTTAATTACAGTGCCGTCTTGTAGTTTTCTTGTTTGCACAGGTAATCCCAAAAGCTCTAAGCCTCTAGGCGTTAATGCTAATTGACCTTTAGTATTGCGGACAAAACCATCATTACCTACAAAATTCTGTGCAATGCCTTCTTGATTATAGGGATCTTTTGCAGCTTGAACTCTTTTCATGATATCACGTAGAACTTTGTTTTCTTCTTCTGGAATTTCAGCTCTGCCGAGAGTTCTTCTTAGACCTCTTGCTTCTTTTGCTACACGCTCATCTTTTGGATCAACACCAGTTTCATAATCAAAATATAAATCATCATAAAATGGTGAAACTGCACCTTTAGCTATTTCAGCTCTAGTTTTTTTTCTAGCTTCATCTTCATTTTTAGCCTCAATAACGTGTGAAACCCCTGGTGCTATATTTACTCTAAACTTAGGCATCTGGAACAAGACCTATATCAGTTATTCCTTGGTCTGTTGAAATACCTAAATAGGACATAGGATCAGCTAATTTTGTTAAATCAACGCCAAGTATTTTGTCTATCAAAGACTGTCTTGAAGTAACAAGAGGGGATGTGGCTCCTGTTCTACCAAAATATGAAAGATTCTTTATTAATTGCCCTTGATCAGCTTCCATACTATTGAGAACTGTAGTTCTTGTTCTTCTTAATTTATCTTTTATAACTGATGGATCAGTAAACACTGTTAAGTTACCAAAAATATCAGCAACTATTTGTCTGTCTAAATTAGAAATGGTTTTACCAGATTCACCTAAAACCTCTCTTACACTTGCTTGTGTAAGAACTTCTAAGGTAGCATTTATTCTAGATCTAGCGGATAAATTTTTCCATTTACCAGTTGACATACCAGCAGCGGCAGCAAGTTTATCCATACTTTCTTGTAACCAACCGTTGACACCGTAAGCGTTTGGATCTTCTAAATCTTTAAATACACCATCTAAATCTTTAAGTGTTCTTTCACTTTTTTGAAAATTTGTTAAATTAGTGATAACAGCCTCTTCAGCTTCTCCAAGGGACTTAGCTTCTTTATAATCCATGCCTGCTTGTCCTTCAAGTCCTGCTTCAATTTCAAGCAATCTCTTAGCATCTTCAAATTTCTTTCTCTCTTGCGATTCAAGTAATTCTCTTGCAGTTCTTTCCTCTGCTGCTTTTGCAGCACCAGTAGCAAGTCCTTCACCCATCTGACCTGAAGCAACCAAACCAGCACCTACATTCCTAATAAAGTCTAAGAATCTGTCAGAGCCAAATAAACCAGTAGTTTCTTTTGGTACTACAGGTGGTTGTTTTTTATTATATTCTTGTGCTTCTTCTTCAGAAATGACAGAAGTATCAACTCTTAATAGGTCAGGCTTTATGTCTTCTGCATCAAATTTTTTCTCAACATCCAGCATCGAATCTTCTATTGTTTTATTAATATCTATTTGCATTTCTGCTGGTGTTATTTGTTCTAGTAAATCATCTATTTCGCCTAATCCTGGAGGTGGTGTTTCAGGTGTTGGTGGTCTTTGTATATTCTCCTCTGCAAATCTTTCTTCAAGATCTAGTCTTTCTTGTTGTAACTCGTCTAACATTGGTGTAATAGGATCGGTAAATGGATCAAAGGTAGGTCCAATAAGTTCTTGAAATTCATCATATTCAGATTGACTTACCTTACTACGGATATCTTCATCTCTAAAATCAAAAGTAGATTCTTCATCACCTGCTATTACTGGTTGAGTTGGTGCATCTTTTTGTTTTACCAAACGCAACATAGCTCTTGCTCTATCCTCATCGGTTGGAACATAGCTTTCATAAGTAGGCTTAAACAGGTCTATACCACCAAACATAGATAAAGATGGATCAAACTTTTGTTTACCACCAAACTCTTTAAGTGGTTGTATACCAAAAAACTCTCCTCCAATCCTAGAAGCTCCACGAACAAATGGTTCTGTGGCTCTTGCAACACCAAATCCTAAATCTGCAATGTTTGTACCAACATCTTCTTTCATTTGAAATGGACCTAGTTGAGGAGCATCTCTTTCTTTAAACTGCTGTAATATAGACATAACAGCAGGACCCTTCTCTAAGGTATCATCATATAAAATTTTGTACGGATTAAATCCAGGTGTGTTTATAAAATCAGGTCTAACAGTTGTTACTTGACCTGTTCTTTTATCTCTAATATCAAAATCACCTAATGCTACAGCACCACCACCGGCTTGAAACATTTTACGATTCAAAAAGTTCATTAACTTTGTCCTTGTCTTGGAGCCAAAGCACCATAAGCACTAAATGCAGCACCAAGTCCTGCAGCTGATGGATCTGTTGGTAATCCGTATTGTGAATCAATCCTTGTAGATGTCTGCTGATAACCAGGTAACATAGAACCTATTTGTCCTAAGACTCCTAGTGGTCTTTGCTGTTGTCCTAGTTGTTGCTGGTAAATTCTAGATAAACCAGTCTCAGCAATACCTCTACCGATACCGCCATATCCAGCTAGCTCGCCTCTTTGACCAGCTCTAAGTCCTTCTTGAGTTGAGCCAATACCACCTATTTGACTACCGTATCCAGCTAACTGCTGTCCTAGAGCTGATGCACCTGCACCTCTTTGTTGTCCTATACCAAGCATTCCACTAGCTAAGTTTTGTCTAGCTTGTGATCCAGCAGCACCATAACCCATAAGATTAGATGCAAGTTGTTGTTGTGCTGCAAACTCATCGCCTGTAAGACCTCTTAAAGTACTTCCTAGTTGTTGTTGAGCACCTAGTCTTGAAGTGGCTAACCCAGAAAGTCCTGAAGCCGCAGCTCTTTCTGCTGCTCTTTGTCTTGCAAACTCGCTAAGACCTGTTCTTTGTGCTTCACTAAATCCTTGTTGTCTTATGCTACCTAATGCTTTTGCTAAACCTTCTCCTAGAGCTTCTCTACGCTCCTGTGCACCTAATCTTGCTCTACTACCACCAAAGGCACCAGCACTAATTTCACGGGCTCTAGAGGCTATGTCTTGCTTATCTCCAGCCTCCATAACATCTTCTATAGTTCTTTGTACTACAGCATCTTCAA